ACGCTGGTTATGGTAGTGTTCAAGTGGAGCTACTTAAAAAGCACGCCCTAACTGAACCTAGTTCTCTACTAGATCAAAAACTATTCTCTATTGCTATGAACCAACACCTTACCGTGACAGACCCTGTTACTGGGGAAGAGGTCAAGAGAAGTGCGAAACACTTCTTAATAGAGCAGACTAAGAAACTACTGGAGGATGGGTTCCTTGTCCTGCCTAAGGTTGAGGATACGACCCTAAGTACAGGAACAGGCAGCATGGGCATTGTACAGCAGATGAGAAACTTCCGGGTTGAGGGTATGTCTGTCTATGGCCTGCCTAGATACTCTCAGGGTGATGACCACACACTCACAGCTTATTACTTAGCTTGTGGTGGCTACTACTGGAAGGAGGGTGACCTTAAGAGTGCGCCGTACGTGACACACATAGCTTCAGTTGAAGTGAGCGACGAGGTTAATCAGAATGTACACCCATCTGTAATAGAGAGAGAGCATGACCAGCGTTCCGGATGGAACCTTGTAAAGACTACGTCAAAGAACCATAGGCAGGGTAATAGCAAGTCGAGAGGACTTGATAGTAACCCTAACAGTAGAGCCAGAGGTGGCGGTAGCGGTTTCACCAGGAAGAAATTCTAATGAATCTAGAGTACGATGGCAGGAAGCCTTTCCAGAGGGAAAGAAAGCTAACCGAAATACAGGACATTGATCAGTTTAGAGATAGGCTGACTGATGATGCTTTTGGTACTGATGAAAGGCAAGAAGCTATCGACGAACTGTTCTCAGGGTTGGCTACTACATTTCTGAAAGGCAATGTCATCAAAGATGGCTTGTCCAAGATGAACCCTGCTCAGTTCATACCTATTGAAGAGTACGCTGACTCTGTACGAGCAGCGGCTACTCGACTAGCTAAGGAAGACTCTAAAGACGGTGACAGGATAACATACAGCCTCTACCAGAAGGCTATTGACATTACACTCGGTAAGAAGTGGGATCTACGCGGCGAAGTAATCAATATGCAGGTGCCTGCATCTGTAGAGCAGACTAGTAGGGAGACTACAGAGAAGCTCAGCAATGCGAAGGACACGGCAGACATGGTGAAGGAATTCATATCGGCTAATGGTATCATCACAACCATTATAGGTATGCTCACTATCTCTCCCTTCCAGACAGTTATCTTCCAGGCACTGGGTGTAGAGCAAGGGGCCAAGGGCCTACAGATAGGGCAGATACCAGCGGGTATTGCTTTGTTCCTAGAACTAGGTATTAAAGCAGAACGAATACTAGCTATCCTTAAAGGGGCTAATATTTCCACACCTCTAGTAGAGCAACAGATAGAAGAGCTCTCTGCCTCTCCAGAGGCAAGAGCCGCAGCACTAGACAGTATTGGTCTAGACTATGACGAGTTCAAGAAAGGAAACGAATTCCAGGACTCACAGATCATCATCAAGTACGTCTCCGAGTACTACGCAAGGTACGGTGGCTTAGACAGGCCACAAGGCTACCTGACGATAGATCACTGGATAGCCTACATGCATGTCGCCCAGAACCAACAGACGATTAGAGGGGCTCTCAACACGGCACCTACATTCTCACCTAAGTTCCAATCGTACAAAGCTCAGTTCACAGACGTAAAGCCGCAGAATGATAACATCTTCAATACAGAAGCGGATGGAAAGGGAGGCACCAGTAAGATCTTTGTGCAGCTCGCCAGCTCCACTAGAGCGATTAAAGAATCAAGCGACGGATTGTATGAGGATCTGATAGCCACATTCAACTACCAGTTGACCGACAGGGACCTATGCTGTCTCGTGCAGATCTTTGAAAAGCTAGGTGATCCAAACATCATGAGAACAATAGCCGGTCTGCTCCGCATACTCTCCACAAGCTTAGGTGGAGAGATAGTTAGAATAGAGAACCTCATATCTAAGTTCCTAGGCAACCTGGCCCAGGACGCTCTGTTTGAGATCATGGCCAATGTCAATGAGTTCTACTATAAGATAACACACAAGATAACCAAGGCCTTCACGGCAGACTTCGAGAACCTCTCCTCATGTGGTGGTATGTTCTCTCTTGGTTGGGCTCTACTACACTCTGTAAGAGTTCTATTCGATCAGGTCGATGCACTACTCAAGGAGATCAGCTCTACCATAGGTGACTTCGGTGCCTCCAACTCAGGCTCATGGAAGTTGGGTGCAGACCGCCGTCAGCTCCTGGGAGTTGCTAGACTCCTAGAAATACAATCAGATAGACCGGAACTGGCGAATAACTGTGCCATTGATAAGCCTACTATAATAGACAAGAACTATGACCAGGCAATTTTCTCAATACTAGAGGAAGTACCACCCAATTTAGTGATCTCCGAGGAAGACCGTAAGAAGTACTTCCCTAATCCCCCCACCTTCACTAGCGAGAATCTAAAGTTCCCATTTGGAATAGCGCCTGAGCAAAATAGTGAGACGCTTGGTACAGACTGCTCAGAAGAGCAGCAACAGCAAAGAATTGACGAATTAGTCAGAAATATACAGACAGCTCTAGACGATACATTCAATGGTTAAACCAGTTTATATAAATACACCTGTACAAGGTAAGGATATCAAATTATCTATACAGGGATCTAGAGGTGGAGACATCGTCAAAGCCCTAGAGAATCGCACCAAAATGCTGGGAAGAGTCAGGGGTTATGAGTACAAAGGACCCACTAGCTCCATAGGACGCCATAATGGCACCCGATTTACAACGCCTATATACGACCTTAGTGAAATAGCCAGAGCCTCTGACATTGAACCTTACATAACTCAATCCATACGTAAGCACAGAGAGCAGATCCTAAAGGAAGGCTATCAGGTGTCCGGAGGAGATGAGGACTTCGTTAAGTATATTAAGACAAGACTCTTCGAGATATCCCTCCTAACTGGTATAACTACAGAGAGTTGGGTCAGAGAACTAGTAACTAACCTAGTTACGTATCACAACGCATACATCATATTTAGACGAGACGCTAAGAGGTCCAGTGGTAAACCTATCAAGGTATGGGGCAAGGAACTAGAGCCTATAGCCGGTGTGTTCGTAGGCGACCCCACCACGATGGAAGTGAAGGTAGATAGGTTTGGCACACCTAAGAAGTGGCGCCAACATATTGAGGGAGGAGGCGTTGACGGTGGAGTCATTGATAAGGAGTACGCCTTCCAGGATGTAGTACACATCACAGTAGACAAGAAGACAGGGTTCACGTTCGGCACCCCATATTTGCTGCCGGTCCTAGATGACATCCGTGCCCTACGTAAGCTAGAAGAAGTAGCTATTATCGTCGCCTCTAAGGAGGCGTTTCCTTTATACCACTACAAGGTGGGTACTGAGAACAAGCCAGCCATATACTACGATGGTGGAGAGAACGAGGTAGACAAGGCACATGCTGAAGTACAGGGACTGCCGGCACAGGGTTACATCGTAACTAGTGAGAGACACGAGATTAAGCTCGTTAGTAGAGAGGGCTCTGCGCTAGACCTATCCCCCTACCTAGACTACTTTGAAGCAAGGTGTATTGCTGGTTTGAGACTATCTCCCCTAGACTTGGGTAGAGGTGGAGGCTCCTCAAGAGGCACCGCAACCAACATTAACAAGGGACTACAGGACTCTGCTAAGGATTACCAACAGGTCATCTCAGACACCATATCCCACTTTGTCATACTGCCACTCCTCCTAGAGGGTGGCTTTGACGTCGTAGAGGAGAACCTGGTTAAGTTCACGTTCCCCACTATAGATAGAGAAGAGGAAAGAGCTGCCCAGAACCATGGCCTTCAGCTGTTCATGGGTAATGCTATTACTACCTCTGAATTCCGTAAGCAATACCTTAACAAACAGGCACTTACTGATGAAGATGAGAAGGACTGCAACAGGACTAAGGAGACTGAGGCACAGAAGGAGCTTGCTCAAGTAGCTGCTGCGGCTAAGGCCTCATCAGCCTCTTCAGGTACTGACTTAGGTCAGAAGTCTGTTAAGAACACCATTAGCAACAAGGGCCAGCCAGCTAACCAAAGTGGGACTAAGCAGGCTAAGAGCCGTTTCAAGGCTAACGACTATGAGTCTAAAGCCCTGAGCATATACTCTGCTCACAAGTCCAGCATCATAAATAACATAAATGACTTCGTCAAAGACGATGGCGTCATAGAAGAAATATTCCGTGACGTGGTCAAGTCATGCGTAGAGGCATCCAGAGAGTACATAGATGAGTCGATAGAAGAAGGGTACCTAAAGGCCAAGAAGGAATACGAGACCGCCAATCCAGATGAGGATGTGGACTTCGAAGAGTTGGGTAACAGAGCCAAAGATAGGTTCTACGCAAACTTCGTAACCAAGTCATACTGGAAGACCATCACACCCTATAAAGCTCAGATTAACGTGTTCCTCCAGAGGGACAAGGACAACAATCTGGACACCCCGTCGATCGTGGGTTGCCTGCATATCATTGAGGATAAGATCAAAATATTAATAAGAGATCAGTTAATCACGGCAGAAAGGTTTGGCTTTATTAAGTTTGCAAAAAAAATGGGCAGCAAAACTATTGATTTAGTGAATCCTGATAATCAGGAAACAGCGCCTTTAGATATAAGTAAGCTAATCTACAAAAGTTTTATCCCAACAGCCGTCGACATTGACCACTTTTTAAGCTTTTCTACATCTAAGGAAGAATAGTGAAAAACATACATTTCAAAGACTCTATAGTTATCGAACAACCTGTCTCCTCTGTCCTTAAGACAGATGCAGAAACCATGCTCAACCGAGACAGGAAGCCGAGACTGAAAGTACAAATAGACGCCACACACTCTGGTGTTATCATTAATAATAGGGTCTATCCTGGCAAGTTTGTCAGGGATGGACACACCTCTTTCTTCTCTAAAAAGAATGGTGGCTCCTCAGAATATGACAAACCAATACTGAAGCACCACAGTATGGATGAGGACCCCATCGGTCGCATCATTGATGCTCAGTTTTCACAACTCAAGCACGGACAGTTATTCGATACTGATTTCCTGCAGCCCGATGAGAACGGGAGTAAAGGGTCTGGAGTAGTAACTATAACAGGGATCATCACTGACCAAGACGCTATAGCGAAGATACTCGACTCACGATACCTAAGTGTATCAGCCGGACATAGTTCATCATACATGCTATGCTCCAATTGCGGTGACTCTATCTTTGAGTGCTCTCACTATCCCGGACTACGGTATAATGAAGAGGGCGAAGAAGATGAAGATGGTCTAGCATGTTTTGCAATTACAGGTCCCATGAGATACAATGAGGCCAGCTTTGTTAACC